ACCATCAGAAATAACAGCTTTTGCTTCTACATAAATAACATCACCAACTTGATGTATCTGATCGGATATTGTTAAATGTAAACCGTGCTTGAATAGTAATGGTTTTACTGCTTCTAAGATATCCTCCTGGTTTCTAAACTTGTACTTCCCAAAACTATTGTATTGGTTTTTCGGGGCTTTCAATTCGTGTTGAATTTTTGCTAATTTTTCGTTCATGATTTAATTTTAAAGTTTCTAATTCTATTTGTGTTTTGTGTAGTTTCTTATATAGTTCCCTGTTTTCTAATAGAACCATATCCTCTTTATTAAATAACTGGTTCGTAAATATAAACATTTTATTATGAAGTTCCATAATCCTTTGCAGATTTTTGTTTTCAGGATTCTTAGCTAGACCAGCTGTAAGCATATTATCCAACTCCATAAATAGTTTTATGTAGCTATCCCTCGAATACATCCTTTTTAACTATCATTTTATAATCATCAGGACAATCTTTATCGCATAGCTCATATATATAAGTAGCGAGCTTTTCTATTTGCAAATTTAACTTCTGGTTCTCAGCGTGTAAAGCTTCTATCCTTGCTTCTTTGTAACTTAATAAATCGTTTGGCATTAGTTTCTAATTTTAGTTTCATCCAATATTGGATATGAATTTGAATATTTAATTGTCTCGTAAACAGCTTGCTCTTTGTGAACTCTTTGGTTTCCAACGAAACCCGTAATGGGATGCCTATATACATCCCACCAAGGTTCTGCTAATTTTTTTTTCATGATTGTTTTTTAAGTAGTCTTGATGCTTCATGTACTAACTCTAATCCAATCCTAGCTCTTTCGAATATAAATTCTAATTCGCCGTTAACTGGTTCATAGATTAGCATTTCTTTTAAGATCTCCATTGTTTTTTTGTCTAGGTAATCTGATAAATCTTTTGTGTCCATTTGTAGAAATTTTAATTAGTATTTGTTTGATGAGGTAAATTTACAAAACCATATAAATCAACAACGCTGTTTTTAAAACTTTAACGTTTCACAAAAAAAGAGGCTAACTATAAAGCTAACCCCCTTTTCAAACAAACAGAATTAAAAGAATCAGAAAAATTAACTAAAGAAAAGAAACTTTATTTTTATATATATCTATCATATCCTGAAGCTCAGGATCGCTGAATTTTACAGTCTCACGGCTTTTAGCTAATAACTTATCGGCTTTTTCCTCTCCTAGATATTTAGCAAATAAATATTGCTCACCATATCTAAATACATTACAAGCAGAGCATTGGACTTCTACGTTATCTTCATCCCAACGTGTAGCGTAATGCTTACGGCTCATAAAATGTCCGGCTTGTAATTTTTTCCAATGATCTTTTTTACCGCAAGTAACACAAGTAGCTATTTCATTTCTAGCATAACGCCTACGAATGTATTCACTGAATATAGAATCCAGTTTTTTAACTAAAAGTTTTCTTGATGGTTTCTTAGGCATCTAAATGATTTAATAGCAAATTGCCTGATTGCTCGTCTATACCTTTAATCATTCTATATATAGCCTTGCTGTTTTTTTTTACCTCATCCTTTTCTGTTTTATTAGAATCAGATCCAAGGTTCGTATACATATTAGCATCCATTTCTAATAACATATCTACACGTTCTCTGATCGATATATTAAAATCCTGTGCTATCTTTAATGCTTGTTCTTTTATTGTCATGCTGTTTAATTCTATTGTAAATCTAAGATAAGGATATTAACAAACAAGTTAATAAGTTTTTTTAAACGATAAAAAGAAAACTATAAATTTGTAAACCTAAACGCAAGATGTTGCAAGACTTTGATAACCTAATAAAATTGGACGATCATTGGATCAGCTAATTTGAAAATTTCTTTTTCTACTAGGCTTTTTCTTTCTTTCTTTTCTTTTTTAAAATTTGTTTCTATTTCTTTTGTTTCTTTTAAAAACATATATAAAAAAATAGATTAAAAATATATATAAAAAAAATTAAGATTTATTATCCTTTTTAGCACTACCAAAATAATATCCAAAAATACTTAAAGCTACACCTTCCACAATTCCCAATAGATGTATAAATATTTCTTTATTAGTTTCTGGTACTTCTGTTGTGACTACTGTGTAGACTAAAAAAGCAAAAGCTGCCAATCCAACAATACCAGTTGCATTAAACATCCAATCCAAACCATATTTCCTTAGTTTAACTTCACGTTCTCTAGCAGAGTCACGATCCATTACTTCTAATTCATATAATTCAACTAGATGTTTATGCGCTTGATCCTTTTCCTCTTGTGTTAGATCTGGATCCGTGTCGATCAATTTCTTAACTATGCCTAATAAACCACTATCTGGCAATATATCAGCTATTGCATCACCAACAGATGATTTGCTGCCTAATAAAAATCTACCTAGTTTGGTATCTTTAAATGGTTTTTTATCTTTCATTAATAAGTCCAGATTAAATTAGCAGTCTTATTCGGGTCATTATCGACGTGTATAAACGTGTCTGCTACGCCTATTCTATTGAAGCCAGCGGATAATAAAGATGTTATTATAATATGTCGTCTAGCGCTTCCATTACAAGCTATATCAGCAGCGTATCCTTTTGTATGCGATGAGTTTTCTACGCCACCTACTTTTTTATTATGTTCCTCTGATCTATAACCTGATGTGATTTTAAATGGTATACCAGCTAAAGATCTAGCTTTATCTAATTTTTCTAGAAACCCCAGATCCATAGCTTCACCACTTCCCACCATATCAGGACTATCAAACTCAGAAAGTTTAAAATATTTCATAGTATCTTACCAATTAGCATACTTGTTAAAATCATCATAAGCATCCAAAATAAACCAAACTGGAACTTATTCCAAGTAGAACCATTTTTTTTAGCGTGTAACCATAGTTTCAATTCTATGTATTTGAATATTATTAAGTCTATATACTTTCTCATTTTTGTATGATTTCGTTAATCCTTTTTAAATCCTTCCTAACTCTTTCCCTTTCTAACTTGACCTCTAATATTTCTCCTTCAAGTACTCTAATGTCAGGGAATACATAATTGTTTTGATTGTATCTTAATCCTTGTATCTCGTTCTCTGTATCTGTTATTCTACCTTCTAAATGCGTGTACAGTAATACTGCACTACCAACAAGTAGGACTATCTGTATAAGCCATTTTATGTTTATAGATATTCCTGCATCGTCATTTAATTTAGGCAGATTTTCTCCCATTAATCTTTCGCTTCAAGTAATAGAATAATTCTTTTCCTAATAGACCAAAGAAACCACCGACAAGACCAACTACTGCGGCTTGTGCTACTCCCATAATTGTTACAGTTGATAGGGCAGTAAATACAAAGCCACTAATGAATGATATTTTGTTGTCAAGTGTCATAATCATTTATTTAAACTACATCGCTCATTGAACTAAATAAAGCTCTGCTTGTAGATGGGTCAGCAGTTAATAGAATTTCAGTAGAAAAATCATTTGTTTTATATAGGTTTCCGTTATTATGATAAATAAAATATCCATTGTGATATCCTACATTTTGATTTTTACTTAGATACTGCATAAGAGAATAACTCTGACCATCGTTGGTACTATACATAAATGCAAGATTATTTCCTGTAGTTGCTACTTTTGAAATCCCATCTCCTGTGGGAAGGTTTTGCGAAGTCATTGAAGTCATTATACCCCCAACTCTTGTCCAACTTGTTTGAGAAACTAAAGGAATAGTACTTGATGTTTGATATCCTGTTTCAAATCTTGGACCTATGGTTGAAAAAGTACCATTTTGAGCATAAACAATTACGTTGGTTGTTCTTATACTACTGTCATAGGGAGCTGACCAGTTTGCGCCACCATCATTACTATACAAAGAACCTCCACCCCAGTTCCCCATAAAATAATCATTATAGACAGACATACTCACTAATTGATTACTTGAAGCATTTCTGTTATTGCTAAAAGCTAAAGAAAAAGTAGCGCCTCCATCTGTTGTTTTATAAAAGTGCATAAAGCAACGGTTTACATAATATTGATTATTAAATGTTGCAATAATATATCCGTTACCATTATAACTATCTACAATCATTTGAGGAAATACCGTAGCATTAATATCTACACCTGGTGCACCAAGATAGGGCGGTGTAATAGTAAAAGCGTAAGACCAATTGTATCCATCAGGAGAGGAATAGAAATTTCTTGTGCCATTTTCTCTCATAACAAAATAGCTACCAAACCATTTTACCCAAGTATTCCACTTAGTGTTATCTGTAGCATCTATTCCCGTAAAAGCATTTTGAGACCAAGAAACCCCATCGTCTACACTTATCCATAAACCGCCTGTTCCGTCAGATGCACCACTTGTATATAATAAAGCACCTGTTCCTGGTGGTTGTGGAGCGCCTGCACTATTAGTGCCTATCATTTTGCTATCAAACATATTTTTTTATCTTTAAGTGTAATAGTTTAAGTTGTATAACTTCCTGAAGCCGTATAGAATAATACAGTCCAATCTCCATCTGCATCAGAATAAGTCGTAACTGTAGGACTTCCTGTTGTTGTTCCTGTATATAAATTTGTTGGTATTCTTAAAATACATATTCCATCCGCTCCATTTTGACCGTTGCCATTACTGTATTTTCCTCCTGCACCACCATCTCCATTTGCGGTAGGTGCTCCATAATTATTAAAAGAATCTCCACCTCTACCTCCTTTGGAGTATTCGTTACTTGTATTATCCCAAGATAAAACTATACCCGAACCTCCTAAACCTCCATAAGGCCCTGCTGTACTTCCTGCGGTAGTTTTTCCGCCTCCTCCTCCTGCAGAGTAGTAAGAACCACCACCACCTGCTGCTCCATTGTTACCTTGTCCTGCAATTCCTGTTCCTCCTGCAGGATAGCCGTTGTAACTGTAGTTGGCACCACCGCCACCTCCTGAACCTCCGTTGCTTCCTGCTACCTCAGTAGGGTCTCCACCACCACCACCGCCTGTTACGGTGACACCATATCCCGAACCTGTCCCTGAAATGGTTGAATTACCTCCATTTTCTCCATTTCCTTGATTAAAGCCTGTTCTGCCTGCTCCACCACTTCCTATTGTTATTGTATATACTATACCACTCTCTGTGCTATGTGTAGCTTCTATAGCCCCTCCGGCTCCACCGCCGCCACCGCCGCTATATCCACCTCCACCGCCACCTGCAGCGATAAAAATATTCATATCATACGGATAGGAAGCTCCACCTCCTGCATTAGTTCCTATTAACTTACTATTAAACATAGTCTTGTTTTTTAAAGGTTAATCTCAAACAATACTACAGATTTTTTGGTAGTTAATGCGTTTATTTCAGCTTCTATATTATTACATTTTTCTCTTAACACTGCTCTTTCATCTTTAATGGGTTGCGGTATTTCATCCCCTGTATCTACGTTTCTTACAATATACCAATCCGTTGTTGATAATCTACCACCAACAGTTGCTTTAAGCGAATCAATTTTATTTGCCTTTAATTCAGCAAGAGTTTCTTTAATTGGTTTTTCAATTACATCGTAAGTATAAACATCCCCATCCAATTTGATAGGAGATAATTCTTCAATAGTTGCATTGTAATTAGGCGTTACTACATCTTTAAATCCAATTTTAGCAGCTTGCTTATCATTTAATAAAGCCCATACAAGACCATTGTGCTTAAAATTCTTTGGGTAGTGTGAGAATAACTTAATTTCTCCGTTTATTTCTAGTGCTTTCATTATGCTGGTTGTGAAATTGTTATATAAAAATCTTGATTAGGAAATACTCCTGTTGCAAATACCTGTATAAAATTATCTACGGCTGGGTCATATTCACCTGCAATTACATTATAAGTTGATGTTGGAGTACCTCCAAATGCAAGAGAACTTCCTCCTGTAAAAATTGCGGTTTTAGTACTTCCTTGTTTGCAACCAATAATATTTAAAACAGTATCACCTGTTACAGTACCTATGTGAATAGCCTCTGAGCCATAAGCCATATCATTTTGAGAAACTTGTGCATTAAATTCAGGCGATAGCATATCATAATCTATTCCGTCATCTGCAACTGAAAGTGTTACATCTCCTGAAGTTCCACCACCTGTTAATCCATCTCCTGCGTTTACCGCTGAAATGTCTCCACCCATACCGTATAATTCGGTGAAGTTGTCGTTTGCTTTGTCAAAGGCGGTTCTTAATGGGTCTCCTGTACCATCATTAGCAACCGTTCCGATATTAATTGTTTGTTGTGCCATTTTGTTTTTTTATTATTAATAAATTGTTTGGTCTGCGGTTATAAATGTTTCGTCTGCGGATTCTAAAGTAGAACTTGCTCTAATAAAGTTTCCGTCTACGTTGTAAGGATAATTAGAACCCCAATGAATGTTGTTTTCATCTTTGGTAACTCCCCACCAGCTACTTTCGTAGATTATTCCCCAAAATATGCTGTTTGCCATCTTTTTTAATTTGTTTTAAAAACAATTTTAATTTACTTATGTTTTCCTGTTTTACTTTATATCTTTTTTTTAGATTACCCATCCAGTAAAATTTGACTCAGTATCAGGATATACATCATCATTAGAATTAGAATAGTATTCCGGATATTTTGATTGATTAAAATTCATAAAATCTATAAATCTTCTAGTATAATGCTGAGCAACGTTTCTTTCCTGCTCTACTAAATAATCCACCTCTTCTTTATCAACACTTTGTGATGTTTCTGATGTATGCTTGTATACCCCTGCGTTTGAGATCGTATAAGCTGCATACGGTAGATATTCTACTTGAGCCCAATGTATTGTCATTGGTTTTACATAAGTCTCTAATAAGTCTTTATAATCAGCATTAGCAGGATCGCTAACAGTTCCATTTATTATTATGTCTTCAAGTTTTTCATATAACCTAGTACCTAGATAATTCTGTATATGAATTTCCTGTGCTATTTCAATATATTGGATAAATTTATCGTTGTCGATATTACCATTCATTATGGAATATCTTTTTATATCTTTTGTACTTATAAATAAAGCTTTAGCCATTATTGAAATCTTTTATTAGTTGGTAAAAATCCCTCATTCGGCATATCCTTAGGCATCATAGATACTTCTTTTGGATTTCTAACTCTATATCCTTCTCTTTCAGCTTTATTAGTTGAAATATTAGGATCTACATTAGCTAGATTACCTTGTGTCTTACCTTTAAATGTTTGTCTTAACCATTTATGGTGGCATGATCCACCGCCTTTATAAAGCCAGATAGAATAGGTATCAGCTCCTTCTGGTCCCCATCCTGCATTTACAGCAACCTTTTCCATTGCTATAATATCTTCCTTCCTGTATAACTTATCAGCAGAAACCATTTTTCTACAAAACTCTCTGCTGTTTTTAGAAACTCTACTTGGACTATATTTATATCTTACTTTATATTTTTCCCCTTCTATTGTTTTATCCTGTGAGCTTCTAGCATTAGGTCTTGCTGTTCCTGTACTAACAAAGTTCCATATTTTAGATAATAAACTAGGTTCATTTAATTTAGCTATTTCAGCATCCAATTCATCCTCTGTTTCATAATCTACTTCCTCACTAGATATTAATTCCCATTCATCACCAAGATCTTCACCTTTTTCTATTAATGAGTTAGCAACCTCTTCATCATAGTCTTGTGTTTCTGCTGAGCACTGTATAGCCATTTTAATACCAGTTTCCTCTTCAGCAGTTTCCTTATCCATACCTGTAGTATCAGTAAACTCTAATGGTTGGATCGTTTTGAAATATAAATTAAGAGAAATATTATTCACGGATAGTATTTCCTCTAATGAATCTGTGAATTCCTCCTGATATGTTTTTATTGTTAAGTTATCAAATAACAAAGTAGCAGTTTGTATCTCATCAGCATTATTGCCTAACCCGCTGTTACCATCTCTTACACCTAATAGCATCGGTGATGTAACTCTATGTCCAACGATTAGTTTTCTGAAAGACTCATCGCTTAAATATTGGTAATGAGCTGGAGCATCATTTAAAGGT